GTCACAGACTACATCTCCTGTTGGGCCTAATGTGTAGGTATATTGACCTGCTACCATAGGTACTGGGAGGTCTTCTACTAACCATAAGGGCATACCCTTGGTTTGTAATTGTTTAATGTACAGGTTTAGGGCTTCAGAGCAGTTCTGATAGTCCTGTGGGGTTGGGCTATCTCCAGCACCAATTACTCCCAATACACGGAGTGCCCCATTAATAACTGCGTCCCTAGATTGTGAGTAAGTGGTTGTCATATTATTCCGCTTTTGGTTCTTCAGTAATTAAAGCATACTGTTGTTGTAGCTTTTGAAGTAAGGGGTATGCTCCTGATTCAGTAGGTAATTGTCCTACTACACGGAGTATAAATGCTGCTTCTTGGTCTTCCAATGTAAATGTTTTCATATCTTCCTCTAATTTATCCAATTACCCAATTTGAACCATTATAAAATACTGGAACTACGTTTGTTCCACCGCCAGCAACCACAGAGTTAAATGTAGTTGCATTTGCATCGGTAACATAAGCTCTAACACCCACTGTTCCTGTTGGCAATGTTGCAACTGTATATCCTGTAGTGCTTATTGGATGCGGAAATTGATAAGTTAAAAATGTTTGTAAATTTTTAGCAGTTGCATTGGAGCTTATGTTGTTGTCCAAAAACAAATTAGAATTTACTGTTGCCGTACTTGCAGGAGGAGTTCCGCTATTAAAATCAATGTAATCACAAGCCTGTGGATAAATTTGACTAAATAATGAGTTATCTAAATAACTAACATCCAAAAATATAATTGCAGCATTATTTCCACCGCTATAAGGAAATTGAGGGCTACTGTAAAAAGATACGTTTTGTATTCTTAAAAACTGTAATGCTCCTATTCCGCTTCTAGCAGCCAAATGCAATCCGCAAGCTACTAATTCACCTTCACAATTAGTAATACTTACATCAAATATAAATCCACCATTGTAAAAATTATCGGAATCATTAATTTTTATTCCAGAAGCCATTAAAGCTACATTTGTAGGAGGAGTTCTATCGTAACCTAATACTGGGTCTACATAAGAACCGCCTGGCTGTTGACCATTGTTATATTGACCATTTCCTGAAAAGTCGCATTTATCTATGTAAAGGTGTTTGTCAACATAACTAAAGAAAATTCCATTTGTTCTATTAAATTGAAAATGACAATTTTGAATAATGTTGTAATCTACAGCACATTGAACGCCTGTATGATAAGAAACAGTCATTCCATCGCCATTGTTAAATAAGCAATTAACTGTATCTAATACACCTTCTTGTAATCCCATTCTGAAATAAATGCCAGAAGTTCCACAACCAATTACATTAACATTTCTTAAATATTGATTATTTGTTTGAGTTGTTGCATCAATAGCAGATGCAATTCCAACTTGGGATGTTGCCCTATGGTTTCCAATTACTCCAACTCCTTCAATATTAAAAGAATTTGCACCAGTAATTTGCAATATATCAATATTTTGGTCTGAAATAATAGCGCAACCATAAGCACTATAAGCAATAAATTGCGCCCAAGTTACGCCAGTTCCTGGAGCATAATTCATGTAGTAACTTGAATTTGGAGTACCAAAATAATAAGCACCACTTGAATTACTTAAAAAATAAGGGTCTGCCAGTCCAGGCTGTCCACTAAATGAACGAATAATTGCGCCATTACAATTTAATGTAGAGCCAGTGTAATAACGGTTATCTTGTAAATAAACTGCTTTTTTATTTGTAGCAGACCAAGTAAATGCTGCTTGTAGTGCAGAGTAATCATTTGTTACACCATCTCCAACCGCACCAAAGTCTTCAACACTAACCATTTCAGAAAGTTTTTGATTTAATGTTAGATTGACAGCACCTGATATTGGTTGCTCATTCTTAGGGGTTAATGTTGTCATTTTAAATTCCTACTGTAAAGGTTTTGGTGGATTTTGAACAGAATTTACAAAAAAAGCTACAGCATCATCTAGCTCACCATCATTGCAAATGACCATAGTTTGAAATTCTTTTCCGTCTATTTCAACAGAAACAAGATTTTGTTTACCATCTTGCGAAATAATTGTATATGCCATATTAGGTCGTATTCTGCGTTCTAAAAGAAATTATTTTAAAAGTAGTTGTTCTTGCTGAAGCAAATAACTGATACGCACCTCCAGTATTATAAAAACGATAATCACCAGCAAGAGAACTATTTGTGAAATATTGGGTAGTTGTAGAATTTCCAAGAACTAAAGTGCCACCACCACCACAGATAAGAACCGCAGTACAACCACTATATCCAGTATCTGTAACCATTATTACACCAGAAAAAACAGAACTAAAGCTAATAGAATTTCCACTTGTTACAGTAACAGCGCAAGTAGCTGCGTCAAAATTAAATGCAGGGGCTAATGTAGCTAATGTCATTCCATAAAGCGTTGTACTTGTTTGGTAAAACGCTTTAGAAAGTAAATTTCCATTGGTATCTAAACTAGCTTGTGCTGTACTATTTGTAGCCCATCCTAGCGTATTTGTTCCAGATAAGTACATTCCATTAGTAGGGACTGTAGAGCTAGATGGTACAAAGTTACCAGCAGATAAAGTTGTTCCGTTATAACTTAATGTAGAGCTAAAAGAAAATGCGCTTGTTCCATTTCCATAAGGAATATAACCAGCAGTAAGGCTAGTTAATCCTGTACCACCATAAGCAACGCCTACAGTAGCACCATTCCAAGTAGCTGTTGTAATTACGCCACTTGATGACAATTGCATCAACTTAGTATTAGCTATTCCAGCGTTATACCATTGGAAACCATCTCCAGCAAAAGCACTAAAACGACCAAATCCAGTTGCATAGTCCATTACTAGACCATCGCTAGGGGCAGTCGCAGTAAATGTACCTGTTGTTGCTAAACCAGCAGAAGAAGTTAATTGACCGCTAATAGCTTGGTCAGCATTAAATGTATTTGTCTCATCTAACTTAGGAAAGTCATTAAGACTTGCACGAACTAAGCGTAAAGATACTACTGCACCTGCAGCAAAAGCAGTTCCTGTAGTTCCATCTTGTCCACGAGTAATAGCAAAGGTGGTTCCTGTTACTGAAGTTACTTTAACAATTTCAATAGTTGTTTGAGTAGCAGCATCCGCTAATGTGCAATAAAAGTATTGAACTCCAGTAGGTGAGGGAAAGCCTGTCGCAGATGTAACCGACATTGAGGTTGCACCACTGGTAAGACTACTAGATAAAGTAGTATTACAGTTGTTAGCGAAAAGCATATTAGCCATATATATTTTCTACAAAAACAAATTCAACTATATCTCCAGCATTTAATCCAGAATTAAATGTAACTACTGATGTAGATGTTTCTACATAATTTAGACTTTTAATTTGTTTACTTCCGTTAACATACACCGATAAAGAATTTACTCCAACTATGTAAGAAAAAGAACCAATAGTAAATATTGTTTGTCCTTGCGTTGCTGTTTGATATTCTTCAAAAATTGTTACTGTATCTTTACTTGAAACAATATAATTTAAACCAGCAGCAGTAATACGCAACTGGACGTTATCACCCATATTCCAGTACAAAGGTGTTGTACCTTCTTGTCCACGCTCAATAGTGAAAATATCACCGTTACGTGCAGTACATTTTACAATTTCAATAATTGGGCCACTTAGACTGATTAAAGTAACATAAAAATAATCTCCGCCAGTTGGGCTTGGAAATAGTCCTCCAGCATTAGCAGACACCTGCATTGTTGTTGCTGTATTGGTTATTCCAAAAGCCAAATAAGTGGCTGCGTTATTGGTATATAAAGGACGGCCCATATATTATCCTAATCTAATGTATATGTATCGTTAACAGTAAATCCGTCAACTAATTGAATTGTGGATTGTACGATAGTGTATTCGTCTGGAGCTTGTGGACGAGAAACTGGTACAGACATATTGTCTCGTACACCCTTTACATAGTCTTGAGGCTGGCGAATCTCCCAGTCGTAGCTACAAACGTATAAACCATCCCAACGGAGCTTTAATTGCGAAAACTTGTATTTGTGACCACAAGCATCACAAATACCGTTATAGTCGCCATTCCGTAAGTAATCAGCGTGTCCCATTTTAAATCTCGTCTGGAGAATAAACTGGTATATCACCAACACAAGTATACGTATTGCCTTCATTGGTTGTGCAGGTCATAATTAGTCGATAGG